CCCAGGTCATCTGACCAGTAGTTTATCCCTAAAAGGGTCTAAACAATGCTGAAAATAGAGGAAATTTTCTACCTCCAGCTACCTTCAAGCCAATCCCATGTTGGGATGGCGGTACTGATACGACGATGACATCTAGTACTACCTCTAATAGGTAAATATGTAGATGCACCGAATAGCAGTGACGCTAATTGTACACTTGATGAACCGTAACGGTTAAGATCTCTCTTTTCCGGAACGGCAATCAATGTATAACAACGCCTAATTTGGTTATTAGTATAGCAACCTTGATGTTCAGAACGTGGAGCAAAAATAACTCCGTCGCCTAAACATTGAGGTCCAAAATACCGGAATTTTTTTGGTATTCTGCGTATAATTGATAACCAACAGGAGCGCAACCTTTTATCTGCAAAGTCAAATAGACCTTGGCGGATAGCAAGATTACGCACACCATTAGCAATACTGTACAGATCTTTAACATTGGAAATATCCTTCTTTAGAAAGTAAGGTCTAACTAAACGACCTTGGAAATAATCTTTTCCGCAACTTTCTCTAAAAGGACCAGTGATAAAGGTTTTCTCTGCATTTATAGAAAAACCGAAATAAGTTAATCTATCAATTAGAGATGTTGCCATTTCAGTCGGGACAATAATATCGTCTCCGAATGTCATGACTTCACCATTTGTTTTAGAAAGCTCTTTTTCAACTTGTGCTATGCACCAGAAGATTAGAGTCTCTAATTCAAAAGTGAATCCGTTTCCCATAGAACTAAATTTCTCATTATAAATCAATTTACCCGTAGGTAGTTGAGTATAATGTGATCTTAAATCATCTAAAAGCTCAAACCAATCATTGGGTAAGAGTTGATAGACGAGTTCTGTGGAAATAGTATCGCTAGCTGCTTGTAAGTCGATGGTTGCGTAACTTCCATCGATAGAGCCTAACTTTGCGTATTCGCCGTTGATTTCGGCTTGCTTTCGCAAGTCCAAACCATTTAATTTAAGACGATCACGTAAATACGTCCCAACACCCTTTTGTAATAAGGTATTGAGATGTGGTTCTATACAAATACAACGATCAGTTTTTCCAGTCTTCGGAACGAAGGCTAGAGAATTAAAGTTCGTTAATTTGATCTTACTCGTAACTGAAAAAGGGCCAGAAACATTATCAACCTGAAAACAAGCTCCTTTAAGAAGGAGATCTCGTTCGAAGATATGATGAACATGTTTCATGGCACTTAGTGTACACTCAGGTTTCACACTTAGTTTATCTGCGATTGTAATCGCATTACCTTTGCAGGCGCTTGTAGCGCCCGGCCCGAAACGATAATCTAAAGAAGCAATATCTGGAACTTTACCAAGAATTTTGGATATTTTAGCTTTAAGCTCGAAATTGAACTTAAGCTGGTCGTCAGAATGTATAATCTTTCGACCCCAAAAATCTTGGAGTTTCTGATTTGTCTCTTTATTTTTCTGCTCGGCATCAAGAAAACCTTGAAGGGCTATGGCTTTCTTATCGAACGAGGTGGGTAATGATTCCCACTTCTTCAAAAAAGAAATAGCACAATAGTCATCAAAGAATTCAGCTGATGTTCCATACTCGCTGGGATTAATCTCTTGAGTTGCAATCTCATCAAACTTACCTTCGTTTAATAAGGCAAGTGTTGATTTTGCTCTCTTAGAGTTAATTCCATTGAGGAAGTTACGTGTGGTTTCAAAAACTGCTTTATTAGCATTTTTTGTCGATATCTTAGATAATCGGAAAGTTTTCATACAAGACCTACTTAGTAGATAATACCATTATTTTCAATCGCGTCAGTAATGACCGCATCGGAAAGAATACCTGTAAGAACAGAGAGCATACGTTCTCTATCTTTCAGTTCACTTTTATCAGATGATGTAAATGAAACATCAACCTGTTCAAAGTGGGTAACACTTGTACAAGAACTACCACAATCACCGGTTGTACCGGTAGTAACATGTGGAAAGGTAATGCGGAGTTTCACCCTAGAAATACCGGATTTGATATTTGATGTTGAAAGGACAGTTAATCGTCCGTCTTCACCAGCTGTCATACCGTATTTATTTCTATATTCTGCAGGTAGGTTACCTACTTGCGGGGATCGTACACTCCATGTTTTGGATGGTACGGGTGATTCTGCATCGTAGAGGGCGCCATTGCTGACGTTGTTAATTGTGGCTATAGAAGCCATAATGATATCCTCATTATAAGGTGCACTCAGAATGAGTGCTAATTATTAAAGATAGCTCATCTATTTCTAGTATTTCCGAAGAAATTAGATAAGAGAGCAATCGCGGAAAGCGCATGATGTACAGAGTATGGGTTCTTAAAACGAGGAGGTATAATATGGGGTGTTACACCCGTTATCCTTCTCTTAGTTTTAATGAAACCATTGAAGTCACCAAGGACCAAATTATCAATAAAACGATAATTAGGTCGAAGTGTCTTATCCCTGCTATATAAAATCTTGCGCGTTTTGGTTATGTTTATATCTTGAAGATCTAAACCAACCAAGGCCGTTTGTGCTTGGAGCCAATCACCGATAGGATAAAACCAATCAGCAACGAAGGAGAATGGAACTGACTCCCATGCAAATAAGGCAGGATTATCAAGACCCAATTCAGTGAGGTTGTTAAAAACATCACCGGTTGGACTAGCGATCGCTTTAATAGTAACGCGATCGTGATAACGTGCTTTAGTTGCCCATTCATTCTGGATATCATAATGGTCAAAACTATGCTTACGCATAATATAGACCGGTATCCGGAGAGGACGGGGGACAGTAAGAACCATTGCTCCATATACATCTTGTAAAAGGGGTCCCCAACCGTATTGAAGTTCTAACCATTGGTCGGCTAATGCCTTCCGTGTTTTAACTTTACGACCGGGAAACCCAAGAACAGATGTAGCTCGCGAGAGTTGACCGCGTTTCATATAACGTAACGCCCTATAGATTTTTGATGCTGTTCCAGCAACTAGATCAATAGTTTGTTTACGCTCACGATATGCAACAGCTAAATTTACACGTAGCTGCGACGTATCCTTATAGAAACCGTTAACCGCTTCTTCGTATGCGACAGCCGTATTTGGCATTTCATGCGAAGGTAAACTAGGTTGTGGAGCGATAGCTCCTAGGAAGAAAGTAAGTTTTTGATATCCTCCAGGTTGCCAGGAACCTCTCCTTGGGAGAGGTCCTTTGCAATTATGGTTGGATATATCAACTTTACTTACTAGATCCGGGTATTGTGTACCCTTGTGAAAATACAAATAATAAGGCTGAGCCTTAAGGTCACGGACTTTTACAGGTCCATGATCTGTATTTTTCACAATAAAACCAGAGTCATGCGATATAACAATCCTTCTATCTATCTTAGTAACAATAGACTCCACCGATAAATCATCAGGAGGAGTTATGCAATAAGATGGAAAGCAGTGTTCACAGTTACGAGTTTCGTAACGAAAACCATGCAAGAAGGGTTCGGAAACATCTTTATTTAAGTTGATGTTTTTACTCATAGAAGTACCTCAGAGATATACTAGAACATGTTCTGCTCTGCATACGTGTAGAAGCACTACATGCACAAATTTGATATTTGTGCGAATTGTAGCCGAAAAGGCCACAGCTCACAAAACATCGTGAGTAGCTCCCCTTAGG